CCGTCGAATTGGCTGGCGAGGATCTGGCCGATCATCCAGTCGAAGTTGTCTCGAGCACGTCCCTTCATCCTCGGTTTGCGGGATCGGCGCCCATGGTTGCCGACAACGACGGGAACGTGAACGGATCCGAAGGTGTCGGCGACAAGCTCAAGGCCGGAGGCGATCTGCCCGGACCAATGCAGGACGGTGTCCAACATGGAGGCTGCGTTCGTTTCGGTCAGTTCTTCGTGGATGTCGCCGGACACGAGATCGCCGCCGAGCATGAGGACCAGGCCGTCGTAAGTCATGCCGGTCAGATAGTCGGCAGACAGCCGGCAGATCCCGGTGAAATACTTCTCGAGGCGTAGTTCGGCGATTCGCCGGTCGTAGGCGTTTCTGCCGTCGAGTTCCGCCGGGTTGACCACTTCGTCGAAATGGGTGTCGGACAGGATGCTGCACAACGTGGCGATCTTGTCGCCTTTCGGGGTGCGTCTCGTCAACCATTTGGGAATGGTCAGGGCGCGTCCCGAATAGTCGATGGCCCGCTCGAGGGCGTCGATGCGGCCCTGCTGATCGGTGATGACTCGACGGAGCCTGCCGACCTCGTCGGCGAGGGAATCGTTCCGAGCTCGTTGGATGTCGTCATGCGCGGCGAGATCGTCGCTTAGGGGCATGTGCAGTCCTTCCGCCGGTGGCGGGCGATGGTGTGCCCATGGATCAACCAACCATTTTTGGTGAGTTGCTGCGCGATGAACTTGGATCGCAGGGCATCGTTGTTGAACGCTGCGATTACCGCTTCTCGATCGGTGGAATCCATCCTCAGGAGCATGATCGCAACGGAGCAGCGTGGACCCTTGCGGGTTGCTGGTTGCGATTCGAATGCGCCGGTGAGCGATGCTTTCACCACAGGACCGGCTCCAGCTCGTCGGGAATCGGCCAGGTTTGACCGTGGACCATCGTGTAGGTGGAAGACATGGCGTGAACATGGACGCCTGCTGGTCGAAGTTCCCAGTTGCCGGTTTGCCGGCCAGGAAGACCGCAGTTCCAACAGCACGACAAATGGCCGGTGTCGGTCCACAGGACATCGCAGGCGTCGCACACCATTCGGGGAATCACGGCACCTCCAAAACAGAAACCCCGCCTCGAGGGCGGGGCTTCGGCACGGTTGTTGTGGAAACGACGGTCAGATATCTAAATCGACGTTGACGGCAGCGGCAATTGTTCGAAGCGCCTGGGCCACTTCGTGGAGTGAGGCGTCTTCGCTGGTCATGTGGGCGTCGAGCCGCCGGTACACCACATCAAGTTTGTCGTCGATGAGGCGACCAATCTGCTTCGTGATCCATTTGGTGACGACGGTGATGACACCGAGCGAAGCGAGAAGAATCGCGACAATCTGACCAACGTCGGTGACCCAAACAGGCAGATAAGCAACGATCAGAAGAGACATTGGGGCTCCGAGAAGTGCGGACCCCCCCACCAGGGTGCGCGTTTCCCAGAATGGAGCGCCGCCGCGTTGGGGCTCCGTCCCGCAAACCTACAAATGTGAGTTATGGCCGAGAGAGCTTGTGCTTCGGCGTGGGCTTCGGCAGGGGCTTCGGCGTGGGAACGGGAGGAGTCACCACGGGCGGAACTGGCGTCACGGTCTGCTTCGTCGGCCAGGGCGCAGCCATCTGACCCAACGTGTCCGCATCAACAAAAATGAATGGGACACCGTCCCTGCCGGGTTGTGCCTTCCAGTCGAGTGCCGACTGCGGGATTCCGTAGCCGCCTTCCGCCCCGTCAAATGTGCGGAACGTGCGGCCACCCGACACAAGAAATGCGACGGCGACACCGTAAATGGTGCGGCCAACAGCAATGAACATTTCGGCAACCTCCGGGGATGCGGGAGCGGGACCAGGAGACGATCCGCCCCATTGGCCCCAGTTCGGGGTTTGGATCACGTTGACATCGGTGCCGTTGATGGGGCTGCCGATCTGCTGTACGAGCGTGTCGGTCGCGTCGTACCGCCAGGTGGCTGGCACCCAGCTGTAAAGCATCTTTGGGCTGGTGGTGCGGGCAGCGTCGATCGCGTTGCGGTTGCCGTAACCCATCCAGGCGGGTCGGGTCGTCGCATCGTCGATTCCTCGAGCATGGTCGGCGACCATCGCCTCCTGCGCTGCGCCAGGCATTGCGACGTTCTGATCGGACAGGACGTAGACGATGGTGCAATCAGCCGGGTAGCCGGCGGCGACGACTCGGGCTTCGGCATAGCGGACACGGGCCACACCGGCGTCATATCCGCCGACATACGGGTCTTGGCGGGTTTCTTCAATGAACGTGACGGACAAGCCTGCGGTGAGGAGCTGCTGCACATACCCGCTGTCGGGCATTGCTGGCCCGCAATAGATCAGGCAGTCGCTGATGTCGTTCGCGACCAGATCAGCCGGATCGGGATGAGTCCACGAAAAGTCAGCGGCGAGGGTCATCCGAACGGGCCTCGAGGAGCTGCTTCCGGCAGGTCTGGCAGTTCAATTCCTGCGTCGGGTGTCGGCGCGACGGCGGGAGCGATCAGGCTGGCCGAGTTCGGATCACCGAACCGCTTCGAAAGCATTGATGTGACCGCAGAAACAGCGGCGGATACCGAGGCGACAACTGCGGCGATCGCCGCTGCTTTCCATGCGCCTGCATCCAACACGTTTTTGGGGGCGGCAAACGCAAGGGAGAACGTTGCGAGAAACGCTTGAAGGAACGTCTTGTAGGACCGTTCCAGAAGATCAGCAATGAACGTCTGCATCAGATACCTACCCACAGAAGCCAACCGAAATGATCGGTCTGAGTGTTCAACGCACCACCGGTGTCCTGAGAAGCAAACAGTTCGAAATAGCCTGCGGCGGCAGCGCTATACATGAACGAAAGGTTTGTTTGCGAGTTATGAGTTGCCGACGATGACGTGACCTGAGTTGCGACGTTCGACCCGTTGTAACGACCGGTCAGAGCTCGATAGACACCGGTTGCAGAACCTGCGAACGAGATGTAACCGCCGAACAAGTATTTGCCAGCACCGCCCGACGGGATCGTGAATCGGGTGGTGCTTCCCGACCTGATCGACGAGTTGTCGAACGTCACCGTGTCAAACGTGACAGTCGAACCACCAGAGGCCACCGAAAGGACCGCCGTGTTTGTTGCGCGAGCCAACGGCTTGTCGGTGCTCAGCCATTTCAAGTTGTTAGAAACATAGGTTTGCAAATCGGAAGCCAACACGACTGATCCCGCAGCCCACGTCTTATCCGATGTGTACGCCATCAGTACGCCTTTCCGAGCATCAAAAGATTCTCACGTTGCAGGAACGTGACTGACTCGACCATCTCGCCCAGGTCATCAACCAGACGGGGATCCCAATTCTGATTCGACACAGGACGGCACGCCAACGTACGAATCACCTCGGACCGCAACGCCGGTAACTGCCACCGCACCGAATACCGCCGGCCACAACTCAAACAGCAAGCAGTCGGATTCCGATCCCAACACAACATGCCGCCCGCACACTCACAATCGGCAACCCAACGGCCACCGTTGATGTACGGAACAATTTCCAAACCAGTTTCGATGATCTGTTTCGGGGGTCGATGATTCGCAAGGAACCGCACCCAATAGTTGACGATCTCATCGACCGATTCGGTTTCGAGGGCGTGATAGCCGCGCCGTTGATCGACGATGATGTCCGGGTAGCCGTCGTCGGCCTGGTCTTCCATCGGGCTGGTCGGCCCAGCTTCAGGGATTACCAGCCGGGTTGGGAGACCCACATCGGCGAGGATGCTGCCATCGGCTCGGAGCGTGATGTCGTCTGGCACAGAAGCTCCTAGTAGGCGAGCAGCGTCGTGGTGCCCAAAACCCCGTACGTTGAATCCTCGAGGATCCAATAGTACGAAGTGTTGGCCGTCTCAATCCGGTAGGTGATCTCGTACCGGTCGGGAGTCACCGTTTCGGTGATGCCTTCAACGGTCACCGTCGCCGAAATTGTTGATCCGACGCTTTGGGGTGTGCGATTCACGGTGAGGACGGTGCCAAGCTCGATCTGGCCGACCGCCGGATAAATCTGGGCAGGATTCCGTTCCGGTTGCACTCGCAACGACGAGATCCGCAACGCCGGATCTTTGTACCGGTTGACGATGAACGCCGCCCAGTCGCGCGTCTGGTTGTCGTTGTTGTGAAGCAACCCCGATGCCGAGTAGGTCCGTTCGAAATAGGCGGCGACGCTTGTGGGATCTTGGACGGTGAGTTGCCCGCCACCGGTGCGTTGAGCGATCACCGAGTTGCGGATCAGGGTGTCGTCGTAGGTGAACTGGACATCAGAAAATTGGACGCCGGCAGTTGTGTCGTTGAACGTGACTGCAGGTTGGGCGCCCAACGTGGATTGGCGGGCCTGGAACACGATTTTGCCGTCGGCGCCGACAAAGAGTCGGCCTTGTTCCGTCTGGTTGACCGCCTGGAAATGATCGAGGACAGATCCTGAGAACGCGGCGGCTTGCAGGGTGCTGTTCCCCGTGGAGATTGTGCGTTCCGTTGCCGACCAGCCGATCAGGTCAAGGACAGTCGACACTCGAGTGCCGGTCTGCTGATTCGCATAGGGGGCTGAACCGGTCGCATAGTTTCCGGCGAGGCTGATCGACACGGTGGGATCCATGTAGACCACCACTTCGTCGATTTTGCCAGTCATGTATTGGCCCGAACCGAAGTTCGATCCGATGACGAGCCGACCAGCGACCGCAGGGAACCCTGAAAACGCGGCGCTGGCCCGGGTTGTCGCCGGAACTGCACCGTCAACCTCAACCAACGATTTCTGCAACGTCGGCGTGAAACTCTTGCCAACCTCAACGGGCCCAAACCCGACGTTGCCACCGACCGTTTCGCTCATGTAGAGCGACACATGATGGGCGTTGCCATCGTTGTACGTCGAGGTCGTCGTATCCGAATACACAACGCCATTGCCATTGTCGGCAAAGCGGTACACCAGGTGGCCGGTCGCATCCAGCTCAATGGAGCAATGCAACGCCCCATAGTTCGGGTCGCCATACGCCACGATCGTCTGAGCAGTCGCCGAACTTGACGAGAACCAGCATTCCAAGGCGATCTGAGCGTTCACCGCCGGAATCTGATCCGAATACCCGTACGACGACGGAACGAACTGAACGCACCCATTCGCGTCGTTGGTCACCAGGCCCGTCTGAGCCATCGTCGGCGAACCCGAATAGACGCCATCTCGCTGATATTGGCTCGAGTCGCGCATCCCGGCAGTCGCCTCCGATTCCGACATACGGAACCACGCAGACACCTGACTGCCATAACTGTTGATCTTCGCTGCCCACGGCGACGGCGGTTTCGTCAACGCCAAAATCTTGAATGCATCCGTCAGCTTGATCACACAAGTCGCAAACCGGTTCGACCGGTCATAGTTCTGCTCGTACGAATCGGCGAACCCGACGAAACGGGTGTACGTCGCATTCCCATATTGCAGGCGGATACGGAACTGGCGCATCGGGAGGAGCGACCCGTAATAGATGCCGGCCGTGTTCGACGGATCGAACTTCCGATCGGCGTTCTTCAGCACGATTGTGGCCGTGCCCGCCTCGAAACGATCCAGGGTTCGTTGGCGTCCCCGGTTGATACTGATCGACATGACACTCGAGGTCAGTTCCACCCAGATCGGGGTTTGACCAGGCAGCGTCGTCGGAGACCAATCGACTGCCCAGTCGGCAGCTCCGAACCAAGAGACCGGGAACGTGGATTGTGCCGATGTTGCCTGAGGCAACGTCAGAAGCGGCATCGTCAATCCAGAATGCAGTTGAGCTGAACGATGAGGTCTGTCGTCGACGTATAGGTAGGCGTGCCACGAACCACGAACTGCACATAGAGGCTGGTGCCACCCGAACAGTTGTACGGAATCGCCATTGATTGCGGGTAGGTAGCCGTTATCGTGTTCGGCTTGAACGCCACCGAGTTCAACGGAGTTCCTGCGAACGCCGTGTTGTAATCCGTGGTCAGCACCGAAATGATGCCGACACATTTCGCCATGTCGGCGTCGGATCCAGCGAACGCCGCATTATCGGTCGTTGCCGTGATACTCGAGTTGAACAGCAGAATGTCAAATGCCGAACGTTGCGCCTGCGTCTTGTCGAGCACCGTGATCGACTGGATCACTCCCCCACCGCCCGACACTCGAGCAGCGTTCGCGACGGTGTTCACCGCACCCAAACAGTCACCGGTCGAATAGGCCGGCGACGAAGAAATCGCCGGAGTGATCGAAAAGATTGACCGGTAGGGACGAGGATCGAAATAGGCGGCGACATCCGTCGCTCCAGACACCTGACGGCCAGCAAGATCGCCGGTGTTCGTACCGTCGCCACCGATCGTCATCTTGACCCGCTGATACAGCACCGACGAAATGTCGTCTGCTGCGATGTTCGTGCCCGAACCGGCGGTGATCGCAACGTTGTCAGCCATCAAGAGCTCCTAGGCGAAACGGCCAAGAGCGGACCCGTTGGCCCGCCCAATCGAAAAAAGGTCATCGCGGACGACCTGGGCGATCATCTGCCCATCAAGCACAAGATTGATCGTGGTGCCCTGCCCCGAACGGCCCGACAACGGAATGACCGCCTCGGGACCAGCCTCACCGATCAACGCTCGAGTCGGACCCAACACAATCCCGCCCGACGCCAGCGGGTACGGAGTGTCCGGGTTGCCATCAAAACCGCCTGGGAACGATGGCGGCGTCTGCGTCAAACCATTGATATTGATTCCCGACAACGTGGTCTGGAGATCCAGCACGGTCGTCTTGTAATCGGGAACCGAATCAATCCCGTTGCGGTACTCGTTGAGCTTGTCGATGAGGGGTTGCAACGCCGCCGCATTGTTCTGCGATTGACCGGCCAGGAACTTCAGGCGAGCAATTTCTTCGTCGACGGCAGCGATGTTGCCGCGATAGGTCGCCTCGAGGTTCTGGTTTGCACCTTCCAGGGTGAAGATTGCGCTGGCAGTCGCGATGTGTGCCTGCTGCAACCGAATCTCGGCCTCTTTGGCCTGATCGGATTCTCGGCCAAATTGAGCGACCGCATCGTTGTACGCAGTTTGAGCTTTCTGCTGGTCGATCAACGACTGCTGATAGCCGAGCGAACCACCCAACGATTTGATGACCGCTGCCTGCACGTCCAGAACTGTGCTGGTCAGTTTCTCATTGGCTGCCGATTGACTGTCGGCGGCAGCAGCATCTTCTTGACGTTTCTTGATCGCACGATCCAAGATTGCCTGGTAGCCGTCGGTGGAGTCTCCCGTACCTTTGAGTGAGTCGATCAAGTTTTGAGCTGCGGCGGGAGACGCGGCAGCAAGTTCGTGAAACACCTTGAGGGAAGCGTTGCCCATCGCCCAGTCAGGCAACTTCAGATTTTGCAGCTGCTTGAACTTTGCGACAGCAGTATCAACGTTGACACCCGAGATCTCGTCGGCAAACTTTTTGAGTCCCTCGGTGTTGACCTGCCAACCATGCTGCATGGTGGCGAGCATCGCGACCAAACCAGTCCCAGCGCCGGCCAAGGCACCCATGGGACCGCCGACCATCGCACCGATGGAGGCGCCCATCGCAACAATCGAGATGTTGCCAGCTCCAATGGCCGTTCCGAACTTGTCCATCGTTCCGATGACCGCGGTGAGGCCCTTCGTCAGCGTCGTCATCATGGGAACCAAGTCTTCGCCCAACGCCAGAAACAAGCCTTGAACGGCTTCTTTCATCTGCTTCATGGTGAGCCCCATCTCGCGACCCTTATCGAGCTGCGACTGGTCAAACACCATGTGGTTCTTCGCGGCTTCTTCACCAAACGCTTTCAGTTCCTCCCGAGACTTGCCGAGGAACGGAGCCAACGCCTGATAGCCACGCCCAAGCTGCTCCGAAGCAAACGCGGCGCGCTGCGTCGGATCCTGAATGCTTTTGTAGGCGTCACCCATGTTCAGCAACGTCTTCTGCATATCGACGTTGCCGTTCTTGTCTCGAGCGACGGTGACGCCCCATTGAGACAAAGTGTCTTGGCCTTCACCGATACGCTTCGCGAGCATCCCAAACGACTTTTCGGCGGTAGCCGAATCGACGCCGAGCATTCGCATCTGCGCGGCCAACACCGAGTTTGATTCGGCAGTACCACCCAACGTGCGTTGATATCCCCGCACCTCAGCAGTCAACGCCACAAAATCCTTAGCGCCCTTGACTGCCATTTCGGCAATGCCGAGCGCCGCGGCACCCGCCGCCGCCTTGATGAGCAGCGACGAACCAGAAAACGCTGCGGAGAACTTCCCCGACGCACCCTCCGCTTCTGCCATCGACTCCTTGGTGACAAGACCAACCTTCTTCAATTCGCCGATCGCCTGGTCAGCGTTGGCTTGAATGAAGAACGCGATGCGATCCTGAAAGTCCATCAGTAGTCCGCCTCTGACACCGACAAATTGAGCAGCTCCAAATCACGCAACGTGAACTCGGAACGAACTCGATGTGGGGTCAACGAAGAAGGCGGCCGGCACAGCATGACGATCCATGCGTCTAAGGTGCGGCCGCCTCGGGAGGGATCCCGTCCGTGAACTCGGTCGGAAGATCATCGTCGACCTGAACGAACAGGTCGATGATCTGGCGGCCAGTCAAACCGACGGGAGGTTCAATGTGGTTGTGTTGGCAGGCGGCGGCTACCAGCTCTTGGGCGACGTTGGCGTCCATGAGCGGAGCAGCTTGAACCAAAAGCCATGACACATCGGTGCGCTTGGCGATATCTGCGATGACGCCGACCGGAAGATCCCTGATCTGGGTATCCCGGTCGGCGTATCGCACCGCCCATACCTGTTCGGGCACGATTTCTCCTTAGAGGAACAAGTGTTGTGAGTTAGCCGACCTTCGTCCAGGCCGACGAAGCCTTGAAGTTGCCGGAAATGGTGGCAGCAGCACCGACTGCCGTGTCGACCGCGAAGTCGAACGTGGCAGTTCCGTACCAGTAGGTGCCGGTAGCGGTGTTGTCCGGGTAGAGGTACACCTTGCGGGCCACGCCGTCGGTTGCTGCCGTCCAAGTCTGGGCGGTGGCGCTGTCGAAGAAACCCTTGTAGCTGCCCGCAATGTCGGGCAGGCCAGCCACATAGGTCTTGTTGGTGTCTCCGAACGCCGTGATTTCGACGTCGTCGGTGGCCGCACTCAAAGACCATGCGTTCAAGAACGCGACGGGCTCAGCAGTACCTGCACTTGCGATGCCGGCGTAGAGCCGACCGTTCCTTCCGTGAATACGGGCCACGGGATCCCTCCTTGGTATAGGCGGTGCCTGGGCACAGGCGTTGACAGATCAAAAAGCCAGGAGCTCGAGGAGCCACCGGGCATGATTTGCAAAGGTGCGGTCGGCGATCGCGGCGCGAGCTGCGACCGTCGCTCGTTCGATCGCTGCCGGATTCGCCAGCCACCAGTCGAGCAGCGGTCGGATTTCGGCAGGTTCGGTGAACGTCGGCAACATCGAGAACACCTCGTCACCTTCTGGGCGGGGTTCCCGAAGGAAGAACGTGCCGGTCGCAGCAAGTTCCACTTCACGAGGCCCCATCGCCCAGCCGGTGGCGAGGAGTTCCGCCGATGCTTCTTTGCGGTACAGGTTCAGGCTGGCTCGAGCCGACTGGTACAGCCGGATCGCATCAGCGTTGTCGCAGCAAAACTCGATGGGATGGCACATCCGGTCGACGAACCATGGGTCGTCTTTGACCGCTTGAAAGTTGCCAGCGAACTTCACTTGGAGGTCGTCGAGGTCGCAAGCCCGGAAGAACTCGGTGCGAGACGGATATCCAGTACCGACGAAGGCAAGATCGCACATCAAATCTGGATCGATGGGTCCAGGTTTGTGTATCTCAGGCCGGTAGGCGTGCGGAACGTAATGGGTGTTCGGGTTGATCGTTCGGAACTGCTCGAGGTTCGTCGGATCGTTGATGAGCACCAGGTCGAAATGGTGGGCGCGGGCGAGCTGCCGATCGTCTTCGTAGGGGGATTCGGTAAACAAGGCAACGAGTTTGTGGCCTCGAGCTCGGATCACTTCATAGAACTCGGGTGGGATGAAGAACCCGCTGGTGACGAGCACCACATCGGGCCAAAAATCGTAGAGGGCTTGCTTGACGCCGGCGGCGGCAAGACGAGCCGCAGCATCACCCGAAAAGGCGTTGCGGAGTTCCCCGTCGATTTGAAGTTTTGCGTGGCTGAAAAAGTTGAGGCGAGCATCGAGCTCGTATTCGGCGACATCGATGCCGAGGCTGATGAGGGCGTCTCGCCAACCGTTGTGAACGTCGGCAACCGAGAACTGTGGCCCAGGACGAACCAGCAACGCCCGCATCTAGTAGTAGTCCTGCCGTCCCGACATGATGCTGGTGAGGGCAACCCAAGCGGCGATCGAATCGATCCACGAAATCTGCCAGGTTGACGGGCCGAACTCGGCGGTGGCTCGCAGGCGGGCGTCGACCTGGTCGATTGCCGCATCCAAGTTCTTCTGGGTGATCTGCTGGGTGCCGTCGGTCGCATAAATCCTGACTTCGAACGTGAAGAAGTCTGGGTCGACGTTGCCTGCGACGATCGTGACCGACACCGGCTTGAACAAATCGCCTGGCAACGGTTCGTGGTCGTACACCCGGGTGATCTGCGCCAGGGAGGCGTGTGGAGCCCCTGTCGTCGTGTTGGCGGCCAGGAGCGCATACAGGTCAGCGCGAGCCCCAGCGAGGCTTGTAGAGGCCATCAGAGCGCTCCCGTGAACGACTCGCGTAACGCTCGGGCTTGGGCGTCACGCATGATCTTCCCGATCATGGGTTTTGCCGCCTCGGCACCCTTACCGAATGTGTGATGACCCTGCGATCCGCCGGCCATGATCGGCTTGTCCTTTGAAACTGAGATCCAGTTGTTGGAACCAAGCTGCCCAAGCAACATCCGGCGCGGAACACCTTTGCGGCCCCGGGTGGGAACCGCATGTTGTTTCGTATCCCGTTCCCACAGATGAAACTGGCCGGTGGCCGATTCGATCGCGTAGGGCATCCCACCCTTGGAATACATCTTGTAGCTGACGCCGAGCTTCGAACCGCCCTTCTTGTATGACACGCCCCGCAACTTGGCGGGAGTGATCGCCAAAATCTGCTGCTTCGCATACAGGGCACCAGCACCAACCGCATACTCCAAGTTTTTGGAGATCCGAGGGCTGAACGCATCCATTTTCTTTGAGGCTTTCAATGCCGAATCGACCGCACCGACAATTCGGAAATCCATCAGGCAACACCCATCGGGCGAAGATGCTCGGCCAGCAGTTCGATGACCGCTCGAGGAACCGCAAACGTTGGGATCATCGTGCCCCCCTGGTCGGGCAGCCCGAACGTCTGGGTGCCGACACCCTGCTCGCGGCGCCACAGCTGCGACAGCATGATTGCGGCACCCTGCTTGAACACCGGGTCGACGTTCGCAGTCACATCGGCACGACCGGCGACATAGGTGATGACGACCGACCCGCCCGGATAGAACCGGTAGGGCACACCCGACACGCGACGTTGCAACCGGTACGGCACCAACGGTGACGGATCCAGCAGATACGCATCGTTCGGTTTGACCGACACCGTCTCCTGGCTCAGAGTCGTAGCGTCACCCGCCCAGGTGTATTCGGTGCAGCTGGTGATCGAGGCGACTGGACGCACCTTGAGATCAATGAACGTCTGGTCGTAACTGACGTAATACGTTTCGTTGCTGACGGTGCGTTGCACGATCGGACCACACAACGTGTCCAGTCGTCGAGAAACGGCAGTCACATAGCCGGCAAGTTCGGTGTCCTGGCTGGTGTCGCTCGCAGCGATGTTGATGGCGTTTTTCGCTTCGGTGAGCGTGATGACATCGAGCGTGTCAGCCATTCCAAGTCCTGTTCCCCTGGCCCACATCGTGAAATCGATATGTCCAGGTCGTCTGATGAATGCAACGAAACACCGCGCCTTCGGCTTGCAGGTTTCGCCACAGATGCCAATCTTCTTCGTGGACACCCAACGGAAAACCGCCGACCGCCAGAAAGACGCTGCGTCGCACCAATGTGGTGACTGGCACCGTGTTGAACGTCGCTAAAGATTCGTGGGTGCAGTCGTGGTCGGGTTGCCAGGATCGACCTTCGACTCGACATTGCGTATAGATGATGTCGCCATGATCTGAATGATCGGCGAGGATTTGAAGATGATCGGGATCGACGCGGTCGTCGTCGTCGATGAATGCCAACCAGTCGGTGGTCGCTTCGATCGCCAGTTCATTTCGTAGTGCGGCTGGGCCACGTCGAGATTCGTCGGTGCGGAGCAGCCAGATCCAATCTTGAAATGTTTGGGCGTCGAGATCGGCGGTCAGGTCGGCGAGAAGTTCGACTCGTTCCGGCAACGTCGGGGTGATGACGGTGATGAGCATCAGCTGAACCGGGCGTCGAGGAACTCGTCGGATGGTTCTTCGGACCAGCGCCGGCGGGTGTGGCCCCAATGGTGGACACAGAAACTGTCGGGATAGTCATCCCATTCGGAGCGCATCTGCTCCGCATGGAATCCGACTGGGTAGAACGCCTCGCGAGGAAATGTGGTGAGGCCCCCCGGATGCCGATTCCAGATTTCGGTGAGGAGATGCGGGCCAGTCGTGTAGTTCATCGGCTGCGCCCAATGCCGTTCGTACCGGGCGGGGATTTCGGCGATCACCTGGGCGAAGAAGTCGTGGTCGGGTGTGCAGCCCATCAACGCATTGCACAGGAACGTGTCGTCTTCGAACCCGGCGAACGCGGTGATGCCATCGACGGGAATCGGACGACGGGGTTCAATGTCGGTGTTGGCGTAAATGCCGCCGTAACGCCACAGGAGCTCATAGGAGACGATGTCGGCCCGTTGGACCCATACGCCCAATGTGGCGTCGCCACCGCCGCTGTTGACGCCTCTGAGGGCAATCTGGTCGTACACCTCACGATTGATGAGCTCGGGCAGGTTCTGTTCGGTCCAGAGTCGAACCTCGTAGCCGAGACGTTCCCAAGCCCGACCGAACTCGACGAGCTCGCGTCGCATTGGCCGATCCCCGAACCAGATGCGATGCACCACCTGGGGAATCATCGGGGCGAATACATCCAGGTGATCCCATGGTTCGCCTGATACCAACGGACCGTTTCTCGGACACCGTCCTCGAGGCTGACGAATCCGTACGTCTCCCCGAGCAGCGGAGCGAGGCTCGACGGGTCGCCGAGCACTTCAGAATGTTCGGGTTCTCCTGGCCGCATCGGCAGATGCACGATTTCGACGACGTCGCCGGTCAGTTCGGCGGCCAACCATTGAACCGTTTCGGCGATCTCGAGGACGGTGGTCGGGCGGCCTGGTCCCGCCTCGTAGATCGGCCAGTCGTCGGTCGGGCCGACTTCCATGGCTCGGACAAAAATGTCGGCAACATCGTCGACGTGCACCATGTCCATGATTTGGAGGCCGTCGCCGTACACCTCGATCGGATGGCCGCACAATGCTCGGCAGACGAACGCCGGCATGATCTTGCGGACCTTGCTGTACCCGTAGGGGGCGGCGACCGACTGGCCTGGCCCATAGGCGTTCAATGCTCGCACAATGCCGATCCGGGTGTCCCGCTCGGCGTTATACATCTTCGCGAAACGTTCAGCGGCGGTCTTCGAGATCGAATAGCCGTTGTCCATCCAATGGTTCCCGACAGCAGCGTAGGCGGCTCGGAGACCGTATTGAGCGACCGCTTCGAACACGTTCAGGGCACCCAGCACATTGGTTTCGGCGGCGGGCCGAGGGTTGCTGATCGTCTCTTGCGTGCCGAGTACGGCAGCCAGGTGGATCACACCGTCGACGTGGGCAGCTGCTTCGGTGACCGCAACGGGATCGCGCACATCGCCGAGGATCAGTTCGCAACCCGGCGGCGACTTGCGGAGATGCCGATCGAAAATGACTGGCAGATGACCACGCAGGAGGAGCCGACGGACGACGTGAGTGCCGATAAAACCGGAACCGCCAGTAACGAGCACGTTCATCGGACCGTTTCCCCCTCAGCGATGAGTTCACGGACCGGGTCGACATCCCAGCCGTACATGACGCCGGTGCGATTCCCCCATATCGATTTGCCCTGCCCGATGTGGGTGGCAAGGTCGATCTGGGCGATGCGGCCACCATTGGCCCATACGTTCTGGCAGGCCGGTACGTCGCCGTGACCTTGGATCTGCTGGGGGATGGGTCCGATCTTCGGCCAGTCAGCAGGCCGAAACGACCATGATGCTGCGCCTGTCGAGGCGCGCGTCAGACCGGTCGTGCCGCCATAGGTGACCTTCGCATACGGTTCGTTCCACGGGAAGAACGGCTCCAAGTGGCAGCCGGTCAGCATCAGGTCGTCGGGGGCTTCGGCCCACCAGGCGGTCAACGTGTCAGCCCATCCGAGATTCCACACCATGTCATCGTCGGACAGGACACACAGATCCGGGTTGGTGCCCAACGCCACCCGAGCACACAGGTTCGTCCCGTGGCCGGATGTGGTGTTCCAGCCTTGCCAGCAGAACCCACCGAGCTTTTCGACGATCTTGTGGGTGCCGTCGCCGGAACCGTTGTCGACGGGGATGACGGTCACACCAGCCTCGTTCAGACTGTGATGCGTCTCCCAGAACAGATCCTCACGTCCGTTGACGATCAGATTGAACGTCAAGATGCACGCCGTGATGTTCATCGGCGCAGCTCGATCGGTTCGACCGTGGGCAGTTCGGCCTCGAGACGGTCGAGGATCGGAATCCAATACTGCTTGAAGACCTGGTCGGCGTCGTACTGAAGAGCGAACTCTCGGCATTGCGGCGCCCAGGCGGCCAGCCGATCCCGGTTCTGATAGGCGTGAGACAGACTTTCGTAAATGTCTTCGATCGATGGGATACAGAAATCCGCTGCTTGCGGCGAATCCCAGTATGGCTGAGCGGCGACGAGATAGCCGGCTCCCGAAGCGACCAGTTCGGTCTGTGCAGAGTAGTCCGACACGATGATCGGAGTGCCACACGCCTGCGCCTCAATCGCCGGAATGCCGAACCCCTCCCCCATCGACGGGAAAAGCAGCACGTCGAACGCCGAGTAGATCCATGCCAGTTCGGCCTGCGAGATCGCTCCCGCCCGGTACCGGTACTGGTCAACGAACGCGAGCTGGTCGGGACGAATCCCGCGGCCCTGCGCGCAGATGTCGAGTTCCATGCCGCCCTGTGCGCCAGCCTTCTCAGCGTGGACGTACAAGAGGGCGTCAGGCTTGTCGTGGGCGAACAGCGAGAACGCTGCGAACGCCTCCGGGTACGCCTTACGGGACGGCTGGGCGCTGTTGTTCGTCGACATCATTCCGACGAGGAACCGATCCTCGGGAACACCCAAAGCCTTTTTCGCTGCGGCCTTGTCGTGGGCGACGAACACGTTGGTGTCGATCCCATGGGGGGCGTACAGCGGCTCCAGCCCAGAAGCTCGGAGCTGCTCCTCCCCGAATCGGGACATGGCGATCGGGACCGACCCGTAATCCTTGAAATGTTGAACGACGAGCGGCGGGGCGGGCCGATGATCGATCGGAACCCATACCGCCGTGTTCATTTCGGCGTACACAGGGTTGCGGAGCGTCCAGGCGTCGTACAGGAAGATCAGCCAGCCGGGATCCCGATCGAACCAATGCATGGCGTGCAACGGAATTGTGTCGTTCGAATAGTCGCGACCGCACGGGTAGATCCGAACGCCATCCCATTCGAGCGGCCCGCCCTGAACACCGAAGTTGGCGGCGACCGCCACCTGGTGGCCGGCGTCACGCAACCGAGGCAACATCTGGGCCGTCTGCTGACCGTATCCGGTGGGTGCCTGCGGGCTGTTCGAAGCCCAACAGATCTTCACCGGGTCTCCTGCGGACCAGTCTTCCGAGTTGACGCTCGAGGTCGCTTTTCGGTGACGATCACAAACGAATCGTCGACACGCATCACCGACACGATCGCGCCGGTCTTTTCACAAGCGGTGACCGCTGCGACCAACTGGGCAGCAGCAGAAGTATCGCCATCGACGATGACACGAAACGCGGGCATGGGGCTCCAATCGGGGCACGCGATCTCGGGGGTTGGGACCGTGCCCAGCCCTTCCCCCCGAGATCACGATCAGAAACGCGGCAAGAAATAATGCGAAGGTGGGCCGACCCGAAGGCCGACCCACCCTGCACGAACTGATCCGAAGATCAGGAAGTCGGGGCCTTGAGAAGCTTGACTTCTCCGTTGGACCCGTTGATCCACTTGCCGTCGGTCCGCATGATGGCCCGGTAGGTCATCAGGTCGGAGCTGAAAGCAAAGTCGGGCGACGCCTCGAAGCGAAGCGTGCCGACATCACGGATCATGTAGGACCGGAAGTCGCCAAACGCAGCGTGCGTACCGCCGGCAGTTGCGAACGCCGCGACGTTCGGGTCCTGGACGATCGGGTAGCCGAGGAAACGGTCCGGCTCGCCGACCTGCACGTTCGGCTCCCACAGGGGCCGACCGTAGTTGTCGACGATCTTCCGCATCGCCGCGACGTTGCGGTCCAGGGTGAACCATTGAGCGCCAGCCTGACGGGCAATCGGGTTGACCGAGTAAACGAAGTCAACCAGGTTGGCATACGACGGCACACCGGTCGAGCCGGTCTGCACAGTCGCACCAATAGCCTGAGTCGAGATGATGCCCTTCGGCTGAGCACTCCCAGAACCGGTGACGTAGGCCGTGTCGGTCGCACGGGCGATCGCACGGGCCGTGTCCTCGGCGATAAAACCGAGAACGTCGATACCGGTGTCAGCGAGAAGTTCGCTGCTGACCTGGACGAGCGTGCCGTACTTCCAGGCGTTCATCGTGACCTGGGTGAACGCCGCGTCGGCCTCGCCGAGCGCCGTACCCTCACCGCGAAGAGCAGCCGTGCCGTGAGCGGACACCGACGGAATCTGGATCGGCTCACCCGAAGCGGTCGTCACGATCTGCACGCCGAGCTGGCGGGCACCCGTGTAGAACTCCAGGTAGTCGTACAGCGACCGCAGGAACGACGTGGGCACCGCGTAACCACCGGCGGTGGTGGTGTCCTCGCCGAGATCACGGAGCTCGCGAGCGTCGGCGCCCGAACGGATCGCACGCTTCTCACGAGCGATACCGCGGAAGTCAAGCTCGAGGGAGCGAGTCTCGCCCCGGAGGAACTTGGCAACCTCGTCGACCGAACGACGGTCCGTGGACTCGAGGCCGGCGTCGCCCAGGATCGGCGCGTACGCCTCTCGGGCCACAGCGGCTTCACGCTCACGGTGCTCGATGTCGAGAATCGACCGGATGCTTTCATCCTTGGTGTCGATGTCGGCGTTGATCGCCGTCCACTTCGCCTCCTCCTCGGAGGTGAAAGTGCGGTTTTCGCTGGTAGCGCGGTCGAGGAGCTCCTGCGCCTCGCCCCACGCCCGGTTGCGGGCATCCCGAAGGTTGCCCAGGTAGTCCTTGGTGGACATTGAGTCTCCTTGTGGAGTTAGGCCCCGGGCACAGGGCGGTTGGGTTGAATGCCGATGCTTCTGGCGGTCGGCGGATTGGCAAGCTGCGGACGGATGCTTCTGGCGGTCCGTTCCGCAACGATTCGAAAGCGTCTCAGACTGGGCTGTGACGCTTGGCGAGGAGGGCAAGCCGCAACGAGTTCATCTCGTTTGCCATGCCAGCAGTATTGGAGGCCGCCGCCTCGGACACAGCTTCGGCCATCTCGTCTGGGTCGGACACACCGAGCAACATGCAAAGGTCGTCGACGAGGTTGTCGATCGCGGTGAACAGGCCAGCGCAAACTGACGGGTCGACACCGGGAACCATCGCCGCCTCATACTGGTCGATCAGCACATCGAGAGCGTTGGCGATCTCGGCGGGAGTGTCGGCGGTGTAACCCATCGCACGAACATCGGGAATAGTGTCCATCGGGTTGATTTCTCCGGGGAGTCGTCCGTCGCGCAAAGCGACGAGGAGGTCGTCGGCGGTGACGCCGATCTTGGCGGAAACATGGTGGAGGGCACGGGCTGCCACATCAGCATCGAGATAAGCCGGATAAGTGACCGGTGACACGTCACCGTTGTTCAAGCTCACTTCGGTCAGGGTCCGTAGGGGGTAACCGTCATCGGTGCGGTCCCAACTGTCGGCAATCGTTCGGAAACCGAACGAACTTTGGGTGATGTCGCCTCGCTCGATGGCGATCGCAACATCGTTCGCATACGACTGGCGGCGATCCAGGCTGACGTCATACGACAAGCCTTGGGAATCTTCGCCCAGGCGGAGCGTGCCAACACCAGCACGGGAACGCCCAAGGATCATGTTCGGATCATGATTGAACAAGGCTCGTACATCGGCCTGCGAGATTGTCTTCGCGAACGCTCCGGGTGCGACTCGCTCCACGAAGCCACCGAGGTCTTGGCTTGACTTGTTGAACACCGCAGCATGACCCGAAATGCGGAACTCATTACCGACATCTCGAGCTTCGAACTCGGTGGCATAGAACCGACGCTCATTGGCGAGCATGACACTCCTCGGTGTTTGGGCGCGGCTGTTGACAGTTTCCAAAATCGAATTGGTCCACGAAACAGCAGGGTCGCCACCCCAGGCGGCCCAGGCCACTCGGCCCGGACTCGGATAGCCGGCCTCGCCGGGACGCCAACCTTCGCCTTCCTTGTCGACTCGATGGCGAGCCAGAAAGGACGCCATGCGACGAATGATGTTGAGGCTGACCGGGTCGCCATCGGCGAGCTGATGCGCCCGAGCACGACCAACATTGGTGAAACCAGAACCGGCTTGACCATCAGCGATCCAACGGACCGCTCGAGCAGCTTCTTCTCGCACACCCTGAGGCGGCGTGAACGTATCGGCCATCAGTCGATCTGACGGACAGCGCCAGGCGTCAACGGCATCGACGGCGGTGTCGGCGCCGACTGCAACGGAGCAGGCGCATCCGGCAACGACGGATCCGGTGCGACCGCCATATCGGGCAGCGGCTCCAGATTCTCCTTGTCGCGCGCCTCATTGACCGTCAAGAAACCGGCAGCGATCCCCACCGAATAGGCGTCATAACGAGTCGACAAATCGGCTCGCAAGAACGCATCCAGATTGAACTTCGCATACTGCGGGCGAGGCAACAGACGAGCCAACGCCGATTCGAGCCGAGCGGTCCAAGGCATCAACGTGAAGCGGGTGAAGTCCTGGCCGAGCATCTCGGTGTTCGCATACGTCATCTTGACGCCGCCACCACCACGCTCGAACGGGTGAGTCAACCCGAACAATTCACGAATCTGCTCGTCGGTGTAACGGCGAGTCTCCAAGAACTGGGCTTGTTCCGGCGTCACACTCACCGGCGTATACGTCATCCCGCCAGTCAGAATCGCCGGCAAGTTCGACTTGTTCACTCCACCATGAGCGGCACGCCAACCCGACGCGAGCTCGCGTGCCTGATCGGGCGTCACCATCCCCGGAGCTTGAATCACCCCAGACGGTGTCGCACCCTGAGCAAAGAACTTGCTGCCGAACGTCTGAGCGGCAATACCCATCCCGATCGCATCTCGAGCCGCAGTAATCGGATCGACACCACGAATCGCACCAGGCAACATCACCGCCGGGATCTGCACGATCTCACCATCGAACGGCTGACCCAACAAATGATATTCACGGGTCGATTGGGCTCGACGAACACGACGAACCGACACCCAATCGGGATGCAAGTTCCACAACTCGACCGGAGAACCCAAAGGATTCCGAATCACCAGCCAGTACGCATTACCCCGCAGCAACAACGACACAAGACTCTGCGCCATGAACGAAATGCGGTCCGTGTCGACGTTCGGTTGATCCAACCAAACCGGATTCGGCAGCTGCTCCTGCAACCCCTGACGACGCCGAAACGTATCAACCGGCAGCATCGCGATCGAATCCGAAATGACTCGGATACAACCGAACACGCTCAACAGTTGAAGCGCCGAATCTTCCGTGACAGCAACACCCGCCGCGGACCCAGGCCCATAGAACTGGTCGCCACGACCCCACGAAGCCCAATTAGGGTCACGAATCGCGCGACTTTCAAACAGTCTCGCCAGCATTTGGCTTCTTTCTGAACTCGAGCGCGACCCCGACAACAACAAGCTCAACACCAGCGACGATCACGCCGACCGGCAGAGCAAACAACCCGCAACCAACCGCGAACAAAGCCATCCCGGCCAGTTGAACCCCACCCGCTACAAATCGGCTAGCGAAATGACTTGCAGCGACTGCGGAGGCGCCGACGCGCCGGACAAAGCCAAACACATGGCGATACATCCGTCGATCTTCCCCTTCGATTTGGCTTTCGCAAGGGTGAACCCTCGCTCGTTGAAACGGGGCACGGCGTTCAACACCTGGGCCTCAAGCTCAGGATCGCCATCATGGGAAAGTTCGCCACGCTTGATCGCCTCATACGTCGACCCGATCGCAGGAGTCATACGTTCAAGGCTTTGCGGAAACTCCAAAACCGGATAACCCTCATCGAGCAGCTGCTGCGCCGGCAGATCAAAGAACCGGGGGTCATACGCGATCGAAACAACCCGGTACATCGCCGCAAGTTCACGGATCCAATGTTGAGCATCCGTCACATCGAGGCGACCATCTGGCTGCGGATGCCAAATCTTCGCCTTCACATGGAACCGACCATCGGGACGCCGTTGCGCCCAAGCGATCGCCGTGCTGTCGTGCTTCAACGCAACGTCGATTCCCACCCAGGTTTCCGCACCGGGCTCCATCGCCCACGGATCCTCGAGCGACCGCCACAAGTTGCGACCATCATCACCCAGCCAAGATTCGACACCGTCGATCCATTGGCCCAACCGGAAGATCCGAAAATGAGACTCGGGGCTGAGAGCCACCGCCGTCTCGAGCGCCTGAGGGTTCATGTAGCCCTGAGCGAGCGCCGGGTTGGCGACCGCCCATTGAGAACGGTTCAACACGTCGCAACCCTCATCGGCTGCATATTCGGTGAACAAAAACCCGAGAATCGTGTCGCCAGACAACGCCCGAGTTCGAAGATGCCACAACGCCGAATGCTTATCGAACCCAGGAGTGCCGATCCCGACGACCAACGACCGAGGCCGCTTCCCAGATGCCAACAACAACGAATCCCACGACTCGATCGGCATGAACCCAATCTCGTCGGCGATCGCCACCGACGGATCCAAACCCTGAAGACCGTCGGGCTCGTTCGCGATCGGAAACATCTCGCCGTTGTTGCGGGGATATTTGACTCGCTGCGAACCCGTTCCCGAATAGATCGTGACCCGCTCGGTCAGCACCGAGCTCTTGGCAATCATGTTCAACGCAACGCCGTAACAGCTGCGAATCGCCTGATTCACCGTCGTCGCGACGATCGGTACCTGCGGCGACTGGCCGGCGTCAGGATCGAACAAAGCCCACAGGGCCACGCACGCCAAGAACGTCGACTTGCCATTCCCTCGAGGAAGCGCCATCACCGCCGCCGAAACGCCGTCGGCGAGCACCTGGACGAGCCAATCCCGCTGAAACGGAGCCAGAGTGATGAGCTCGCCAGCGCCGAAACCCTTCGGCAGCTTGCAGTACGTCTCGATCCAACGAATGGCCCGCTCGGCACGATCCGTCTCGGGCCACGATTCCCACGGAGCCGGCCCCGTCGTTTTGACTCGCTTGGCGGCATTGCCATCGGCTCGAGAGGCCATCAGAACGCCCCAATCGGGGCTGAAACACCAGCCACGGGGGGCACCTCCGGGCGCAACAAGGCCCGGGCGGGCCTTTCTAGGTGGAATTTGGGG